GGTCGCGGCCGCGTCCATCTTGTCGAAGCTGCCAGCGAGGTCGAGGATGACCGGGATCAGCTCACGGCTGCCGCGGCCGAAGAGATCGCGCGTCACATTCGCGCGCTCGGTCGCATCGGTCATGCCCGCGATCCCCTGCGCCGCCTGCATGAACGCCGTGAACGTGTCGCGCGACGTGATGTTGAGCTGCGCGAGCGCCGGGCTGTTGTTCGCGATGGCGCGGTTCAAGAAGAACAGGCCGGTCGAGAGCGAGCCGCTGTCGATGCCCGCGCGCCGGAAGGCGAACTGGATGACCTGCAGGTTCGCCGCCGACACGCCGCTCTGTGCCGACAGGTTCTCGAGCTGCTTGACCGACTCCGCGAGGTTGAGCGAGGCGGCGACTCCGGCCGCGCCGATCGCGGCGACGGCGCCCACGGTGATGCCGAGGATGCCCTCGGCCGAGGCCGCAGCATTGGCGAGCGACTCGAGCTGCCCGACGAACCCGCCGAGCGCCGAGCTGCTCTGCGCGAGCCCGGCGGTCAACTGGTCGTTCAGCGAAAGCTGCAGTTCGATCGCGTTAGCGTTCGCCACTCACCCCTCGACGGTGCTGATCCCCAGGAGCGCGATCACCCGGCCGACGCCGAATGGATCCTTGTCGCCCTGCAGAGAACTGAGCGCTTCTTCGACCCGATGCTTCCGCCACCGCAACCTGGACCGGCGCACGCTCACCGCGAATAGCAGCGCCGTGAACTTGTCCAGGCTCTCGAGCCCCGGGAGCACCGCATGCGGTAGTCGAGGTAGCGCCGCGATGTCCCAGAGCTCGTCAGCCGTGATGCCTGCCGCTTCTGCTCCCCAACCTTTACGGAGTAGCCACGCCGCGAAAGTCGCCCGCCTGTGCGGCGGCCTCCGCTGCGGTCTTCACCGGAGCCTCGGCCGGCTTCGAGAAGCCCGAGAAGTCCATGATCTCCGAGACGATGAATTTCTGGTTCTCGAACCGGACGTTGTCCCAGTCCGCCTCGCCCTCCGCCGGCTGGCCGTTGAACGCGAACTTGGGCGAGACGACGCCGGCCGCCGCAATCCTCCGCATCGGACCGTCCTGCTCCGATACGATCTCGCGCACCCGCTGGAACGTCTTGTCGCCCGCGTCCGGCGTCGAGATCTCCGGAATGCCGTCCAGCGCCTGGATGAGCTTGAGCACCGGGACCGCGCAGATGAGCACGGCCACCGCCTTGCCGTTCTGCTGCGCCGGGAGCGTGATCTCCTTCGTTTCGGGCTGCGCGAAGTCCGCAGCCGCACTCACTGGTGACACAGTTGGCCTCCCTGGTTCACGAGATGATGGTCGAGTTCGTCGTGTTGATGACCGTGATCTTGGCGCCCGTGGTGCTCGTCAGGATCGCCTCGAGCTCGGTCGTCTGGAACGGGATGCCGAGCGTGTTGATCCCGTGCTCCTCGGAGACGATGCGCGCCGTGTTCATCTCGATCTGGAACTGGAGCGAGCCGCTCGTGAAGTTCAGGAGCGGGTTCTGGTTCGTGGCCGCGATGTAGGCGTCCAGCGCCGTCTTGGTATGGAACTCGCGCGTGAGCTTCAACCGCGCCATCGTCAGGCCGTTCCGGAGCGGCTCGATGATCTGCGCCGAACCCACGTCCTCGCGCGAGGCGTCGAGCGAGTTCTGCATCGTGAACTCGAACGACTTGATGATCTGGTCGGCCGCGGCGTCACCGCTGCCATCCACCGAGGTCGCCGTGCCGTGCGAGGTGAGCACGTAGGACGGCGTCGCCGCCGTGAGCGCGCCCGTGGGCGTCTGGTTCGTCTGCTTCTGCTTGCCGATGACGTCGATCTTGTATTTGCAGATGCCCGCAGCGTCGCCTGAGATGGTGATGGCGTTGAACTTGGCACCGAGCACGCGCTGGCACTTGGTCGACGGGATGTTCGCCTCGATCAGCTCCAGCGTGTAGGAGTTGAAGAACTCGCGGTCGGTGAACACGAACGTCCACGGGTTCGAGCCCGAGACCGTGCCGCCGCTCGAGCCGTACGTGTCGGTGCCGAAGATGCCGTCCAGGAGCAACAGGAGCTCGTTGTATTGGAGGTAGCCCTCGAGCGAGCCCGCGGCGCTCTCCAGAACATTGACGATGTCGCGGGCCACGAGCTGGCCGGTCATGCTCTCGTCCTTCACCTGCTTCAAGTTCGAGCGGATGCTCTGGTTCAACAGGTTCAGCCGCTTCGTGGCAGCCGCGACCGAGCCCCACGTCGCCTCGCGGCCGATCTGCCAATAGCTGCGCGCACCGATGCCTGGAGCTCCCACTTTTCACGCCTCCCCGTCAGGGACTATCCGTGTCCCATTGCCATTCAGCGCTCAGTTCGACCGAAGCCACGGCGAACCCGGCCCGCGCCAGTTCCACTTCAAGCGAGTACGAAACGACGTGCACCCAGCCGGTGCCGAGCAGGTCGCCGAGCTGGTAGTCGTTCTCGATCGCGACGATCACATCCGCGGCCAGGTCGTTCAGTTGCTGCTCCGTCTCGCGGTTCGTGATCGGCGTGTCCACGATCGCCAGGACCAGGAACCTCGCCTCGGTGCGCGCCTGCAAGTTCGCCGTCGTGCCGCGACTACTCGGGACGGACGGCCCCCAGGTCTGCGCCATCAGAAACAGCCCCGGCTTCGGCAGGTTCGCGAAGTCGACGGCGATCCCGCGCGACACCGTCTTCGGGCTCGAGAGCCAGGCGCTGTCGTTCGAATTGCCGATTAACTCGAGCCTCGCGACGAGCGCGTCGGCCACGAGGTTCATCATCGCGTGGTTGCGCGCGGTCATGCGTTCGCCTTCTGGACAACGGTCCGGATGGCGCCGCGCGTGATCTCGAGCACCTGCGGGCGCGAGTTGTCGCGCGTGCGGGCGAAGATGTGCCGCGGGCGCATGCGCGCGCTCTTTTTCAGGAGGTAGAGAAGCTTCAAGGGCGAGCCCTTGGCGTCGCGGATGGCGGCCCAGAGGTTCCCGGCCTTGCTCTTGAACAGGAACGCCCCAGGGATCTCGCGGATGCTGCGGCCGGCGTAGCGGTCGACCCCTGCGCCCGTCTGCGCGTCGGCGGTCGGGATGCGGAGGTAGCCGGCGGGACTCGTCCCGTAGACGACGCCGCCGTCCTCGTGGAGCTTCAGGTGCTTCTCGGCCGAGCCGACGACGCCGATCAACGTGGTGCCGTTCCGGTAGATCCGCGTCCCTGGCGTCAGGCTCGCGCGCGTCTTCCCCGAGCGCACCGACAGCCCATCGCTCTTGGCCCCGACCTTGCCCCAGAAGGCGTCGCGCTCCTCGGGCGCCGTGAGCTCGAGCGTGAGCATGCGCTTGACGAGCGCCACCGACGCCGACATGGCGCGCTCGGACTCGGCCTGCACGGTTTTCACCGCACCGGCCATATTGGCGAGCACGCGCTCCGCTCCCTTGACCGAGACGCCGATCATCCCCACCGCCTGACGAACGGCGCCAGCATGGCGAGCACATCCTTCGGCATGTCGAGCTGCGAGAACGAGGTCGAGACCGGTCCCGCCGAGAAGTGGTCGCTCCGGCCACGGACTTGGAGCGCGTCCAGGTAGAGCACCTCGGCAACGCGCATCGCCGCTGATTCCAGCGCCGCCCACGACCAGTGGCCGAGGCTCGTCGCGATCGGCTCGTCGTAGCCGACGCGCGCGTTCACGACGATGTTCAGTCTCCCGCTCGGGAAACGGTCGTTCGCAAGCACGATACGTCCGAGCTCGTCGTCGTAAGAGGCGCCGCTCGTGTCGATTGCCGTCAGCGTTCCAGCGATGTCGTAGTAGACCGAATAGAGCGTCACAAGCGGGTACTCGGGCAGATAGATCTCGCTGACCGAGCCGCCGCCGAACCTGCCAGCGCCGCCGTCGCCGCCCGAGATGCGGATGGGCGCCGAGCCGAAGGTCACGGCCGTGCCCGAGAGCGCGGCGGTCGTCGCCCGGTTGAGCGTCAGCCCACCGACGTCCACGACCTGCGAGCCGACCTCGAGGCCGATCCCGACCGCGTCGTCGCCGTCCTCGACCAGCGTGGAGAAGCCCGTCCCCGAGAGCGTCGTGCTGCCGCTCGAGGCCGAGCAGGCGATCGTGACCGGCGTGCGATAATTGCGCGCACGCAGGCGACGCCGGGTGAAACGCTCCATCCACAGCGTAGCGCCGTTGACGGCGTCGACGAGCCGCTGCTCGACGTCGTCCTCGGCATGCCCGGCGCGCTTGATGCGCGGCTGGAGCTGCTCCGGTGAGATGAAGCTGTAGGGCGAGTAGGTCAGCACCTACTTGGCCTTCCCCTTCGACTCCTCGACGCGCTCGAACTTGCCCGCGGTCGTCGGGTCGCAGAGGTAGTTCGCCTTCTCCTCGGAGACCTCGACCACCTCGCCGGGATGGACCAGCAGCTTCCCGTCCCCGTAGAGCCCTTCCGCGACATTTCGAACCTTCGGCATGCGCTTCCCCTTCGCTGGATGAGCCGCTTCAGGCGAGCCCGGCGCTCTTGGCGCACCGGACCCGCCCTTGGCGAACTGGACTAGAGGCCGACGCCCGAGACCACGAACGGACGAGTAGCACTCGCCGCCACGAGGCTGCGGAACGCGAGGCGCTGCTTCGACCGGATCCCGACCTGGTCGTAGCTGAAGCGCTCGCTGCGATCCACCTCGACCTGCAGCCCTGCGCGCACGCCGCCCAGCCACGGCCGCGTGTTGCAGAGGTAGATCGCGGTCTTGATCGACCCGCCGACGCCGTCGATGATGCCGGCGCCGTTCATGTTCTGCGGGACCACACCGCCGATCGTCAGCGGGTAGCCCATCAGGACACCGACCGAGCCCGTGAACATCGTCGCCGCGTCACCCGCGTGCTCGCGCGTCAGGTAGACGAGATTGCCGTTCCCGTCCTTCAGCACGAGCGCCTTCGCGAGACCCGCGTAGCCGGTGAGGAAGTTGCAATCACGCGGGTTCGCGTACTTGCCCATGCCCTGGATCATCTGCGCCAGGCGCTCCGGCGACATACCGGCGCTCATGTCGATCTGCACGTTCGTGAGGCTCGCGTTGTAGCGGATGCCGTCGACGTTCGCCTTGACGTCGGTCGACCCGGGCACCGCGCCCGTGTCGATCGTGGCCGTCAGCTGCCCGTTCACGACCGCGTCGTCGACGCCGAACGCCTGCGCGTAGTTCACTTCCTCGTCGAACATGGGCAGGATGGGGATGATCGAATCCTGCTCCTCTTCGGGCGAGAAGTAGCTGATGGTCGCGAACTTCTTCGCCGTCAGCGTGCGATTCGCCGTCGTGATGTCGCTCGCCGTGAAGGGCGTGTTCGAACCCGCCGTGTTGTTGTTCGCCTCGGGGATGATGTACGCCTTGAGGAACCCGAGCAGCGTGGGGATGTTCCACGGGCTCTGTGGCATCGGCAGCCAGCGGAAAATGTTCGCGACCTCCAGCATGTCGCGGACGTCGTCCCACTTGTCGGCGGAGAAGATGGTCGGCACCCACTCCGAGCCGGTCGTCGAGCCACCCGTCGACAGGGCGCGCTGGCCCTGCTTCCACGCCTCCTGGAGCGGAGCCCAGAGCTCCGAGCCCTTGATGCCGCCGGCCGCAGCGTAGGCTTCACGCTTCGCCGGGCTGGTCTCCGACAGGATGCTCACGATGTGGTGCGCCGTGAGCGCCATGTTGTTCAGGCGCCGGAAACGCTTCGCCCACGACAGCGCGGGGCCGTCCAGGTAGAGCTCGAGCTCCTTGCGCGACAGCGTCAGGAGGTTGAAGAACGTCGCCGGCACCTTGCCCGCGTAGTCCTCGTCCTTCTCGACGCGGTGGAGCATCGGCAGCGACTTCAACTGGCGCTCGATGCTGTCGTCGCCGTGGATGCGCCCCTGCTCGTGGAGCGTCTTGATCGACTCCTCGAGCTCCTTCACGCGCTTCGCCGTGCGCTCGGACTCCTGCTTCGCCTCGAAGCCGACCTTCAGGTCCGCCTCGACCTTCTTCAGCGCCTCGTCCGTCGCCTCGCCGCCGATCGTCAGAGCGTTGCGGGTGTCCTCGATGTAGTCGAGGAGTTCCGCCTCGTTGTTCGGCTTCGCCGTCTTCTTGAACTCGACCTTCGGCATGTCTCCCGCACCTCCGTTGTGCTGGCCGCCGAGCCATCCTTGGCCCGTTCGCCCGCGTTCCCTGGCGCCTTCGCAGCGCCACTCGTGCCGGTCGACCCGGCGACCTACATCAACTCGCCTTGCGCCACAGCTTCCCGAAACGGCCTTCCTGGCCCTTGAGACCTTCGCCAACCGATCTGGCGTCAAACTTGATGCCCAGCACGCGTGCCCGCGCCGCGAACGTCATCTCGAGCACGTCCTGGCAGTCGGTCCGCACCGGGTTCATGCTCGTGTTCTTCTGCCCACCACGCGCGACGATCGAGAACTCGTTCAGCTCCTGCACGTCGTCCATGATGCCGACGACCGTCTGCCCGTCCGGCAGCACCTGCCCGGCGTAGTAGGGCGACTCGTCCATCGGCTGGCCGTCGATCGAGTTCGTGTACGAGCTCATCCACCAGGAGAGCGAGACCTCGCGCCAGAGGCCGAGCGCCACCCGCTTCGCCATGTCGTCGCCGAACTCCGTGCCGCGCTCCCAATAGAAGCGCGCCCGCACGTAGACGCCATCCGCCTGCCGCACGAGCTCCGACGCGAAACAGCGCGCGATCGGCAGGTCGTCCGACATGAAGCCCTCGTTGTGATTCCGCAGCACGTTCGTGCCCGGGAGCAGGTCCACGATCTGCTGGAGAGCCGCTTGCGTGAACTGCGTCGAGTAGTTGTCGACGATGTCGTTGCAGACGAGCGCGCTCGCCACGTAGACGTCGGCCTCGGTCGGCGCCGGCCAGCCCGCCGGCACCTGCGCGGCGATCAACTTCAGGTCGTCGCCAGTCGCATCCAGGCCGGCGCGCTTCTCGAGCCGGACGCTGGACACTCGCTTCAGGAGCTTCATCACCTCAGTGTCCCCCTCGCTTCACGAGCTTCAGCCGCGACTTCCGGAGCGGCCATGCGTTGCCGCACCACTTGCACCGACCGCGGTCGGCGCCGCGAGCAACGTGGACAGGCTTTGCACATGCTGTGTTGGGGCAAGTGATCGTGGCCCCCTCGTTGTGCGCCTGCCCATCCACGCGCTCGCAGCCGTTCACTTGTGGTCCTCGTGATGCCCGCAGGTATCTGCCGGCGCTGGCGCCGCGGCGGTCGGGCTCGTCGGACCGACATAGCTGCCGCCGCAGCCCGCGACCACGCTCGCGAGGAGCATCAACTCGATCGCGACGACCAGCACGAGGAACCACATCAGCGCTCTCACTTGAGCACCGCCGCAATGCGGTTCTTCGGTGCGTGCCCGTTCTTGCTCGGGAAGTAGCGGGACAGCGGCCGTGCACGGCGCGCGCGCTCGGAGATCACGGGCAAGAGGACGCATCTACAGTTGATCGTCTCGTCAGGACTTCCATTCGGGTCGCCCGGGTATTCGAGCGTCTCGCCGCCGACGTCGAAGCCGTCGCTGATGCCCGCGACCTGTCCGTCCGCGTCCGCATGCGTCGGCCGAACTGCAGAGTCGCGCGCCGACAGCCATTCGAGCTGGTCCACGTCGCCGCTCTGCCGCCAGGCTTCGACGCCAGCGAAGTTGAATGCCGAGATCGCCTCGGTGCGGGCGATGGTCAGGGCCTGGCCGATGCGCGCCTCGTCCATCAGGTCGCTCACGCGAGTTGCCAGCTCGGAGAGCGACTCGTTCAGACCGACGCCCTCGGCAAGCGACATGCGGACACGACCCATGAGCGTGTCCAACGCGCCGTCCAGGCCCAATGTCTTCCGCTGCTCGATGAACCGCTGCACCGTGCGGCTCTTCAAGTTCACCTCGAGCTCGAGCGCGATCTCGCGCGCCGCGGCGGCGCCCCGCTCGGCGATCAAGTCCTCGTAGATGCGCTGGATCTGGGCTTCCTCGTCCGGGTCAGGAGAGAAGAGCGCGTCCAGGTCGATCGTGCGGCTCGCCTTCAGCGCGCGAATGCCACCTGCTTCGATCCGCGCGAGCAGCTCCTTCTTCCGGTCGCGGATCAGGCCCGCGAATGCGCGCTCGAACTTGCCCTCGAACTGACGGAGCAGGCTGTCCTTCGCCCGCCAGCGCTCGGCGCGCTCGGGCGTGTCGATGAACCGCTTCGACTTCGCCGCAGGCTTCGGGTCCGAAGCCGGGTCGCCATCCGGGGGCGAGTCCGCCGGCGGCTGGTCGCCGGTTGGCGTGCCAACCATGACCGGGATCGGCGCCGTGTAGAGCTCGTCCGCCTCCGGGTCGTCGATCTTCGTCAGGCCGGCCAGTCCCCGGACCTCGTTCACCGTCAGCACGGGCCGGCCGGCGAGGGCCACCGCCTGCTGGGCGGCGTTCAGGAGCGGCGCGTTGATCGCCGGCACGCCCGAGAAGTCCGTCCGCACGCGCATGTTCTTCTCGCCGAACATGGGCACGAGCTTCTCGGTGAGCATGCGGTCGCGGATGTCGGTCTCGACCTTCAGGTTCATCCAGTAGATGCGCTCGTCGGCTTGTGCGGACGAGCCGGCCGAAGAGCCCGAATGCCCCGTCGCGCCCTCCTTGATGCCCACGAGCCACGGCGGCACGCCAAGTGCTCGGCAGATGTCGGAGTCCGCGAGCTTCGCGGCTTCGATCAACTGCAGCTCCTGCATCGTGAGCCCCATGCGCTCATAGGTGAGCTGGTCCAGGATGGTCGGCAGGTCCGGATTCTTCCGCCCCCTGCGGATCGCCTTGGCGATCGCTTCCTTCTCCGTGTCCGACAGCGTCGTCGGCATGCCGTTCGCCGGCTGGTTCACGGTGAAGAAACCGGCCGCGGAGCCGCCGTTCTGGATCACCTTCTGGAACAGTCGGATCAGGTCGTAGCGCGTCTCGTACTGGAGTTGGACGCTGTCGAGGACGCTCGCGCCGATCGGCAGGTCTTCGGGCTGGAAGTCGTGCCAGGCGATGACGTTCTCGGCCGGGATCGCTTCCTCGTGCCCGCGCTGGTACACATAGAACTCGGGCATGCGCCGCGGGCCCGGGACGACGCGCACCAGGTGCGAGGGCAGCACCCAGAGCTCGCTCGGCACCTTCATGCCGAACGTCTCGGCGACCAGGTAGGCGCGACCGTGCGTCTTGTAGTTGGCGTGCAGGTCGCGGATGACCTCGGTCCCGGTCTGCCGCGGGTTGCCGGCGAACCAGACGTCGGTGATGTTCCCCGGCACGCGGGCAACGGGCTCGAAGCCGCTCGAGGTCTCGCGCTCGAAGATCACCGGCTGCGAGGCGATGTCCTCGGCGCGGCGCAGGACGCAGACGCGGACGATGCTGACGAAGCGCACCGCCTTCGCGTGGTCTAAGTCGTGCCGCTCGAGCCGGAACGGATGGTTCAGGAGCCACGACGGCCAGTTGGGCACGACGTCGCCGCCCGCCGGCGTCGGGAACCCGCCGAGGGCGCGCCATGCTGCCGAGAGGCGAGAGCGCAGGGTCACAGGCCGAGCGCCTCGATGTCCGTGAGCACGCGCTCGACCGTCTCCAGTTCCTTCTTCAGCGCGTCGCGGCGTTCGACCAGCGCCTCGGAGACCGAGGTCGAGCGAGCGACCACGGCCTTGCGCGTCTTCTTCGCCTTCTTCATCACGAGCTTGCCGCCGTTCCCGGTCGTTTGAGAATCCAGCCCCGGAGGCGGTGTCTTGCCGCAGCTCCGGGCGTTGTGGCCCTCGCCACCGCACTTCCCGCACTTGCTCACGCTTCCACCTCGAAATGGTCG